GTGGTCATCGGGGTTGTTGGAGCGGTAGGCATTGCTGGCGTAATAGCGGCGTTATAACGCGCCTGAACGTCTGCGGTCGGCAGTCCGGTCGCTTGCGCTACAAGAGCCGGAGAGACATTGAATTGCTGCATGGCGGCGGCAATCTGGGCATCAGACATACCGGGATTGGCTTGCAGATAGTTGGTGACGTCTTGAGCGGTAATAGCCATGTTTTTATCCTACGATAACGTAATTAAATGTGCTTCCAGCGTTAGTGTTGGGAGCATGAGAAATTGTCGCGCTGCCGTTTGCGGTTGCTGACACAAACGGGTCAAAGTAAATGTTGCTGGTGTATCCGTTGGTAGACAGGTAGTGCATTGTTGCAATCACCGACGGGGTGGCTGGCCGGGTTGGGCTAGTCTGCGCCGGGATAGCTTGTATGGAGACATCTATGTCTGTGGTTGACCACATAATTTCTACATAGTCGTCTTTTAGCAAATTAACATAAATGTTAAGCGCGGCAATCAACGCACCATCTACACCACCATGCCTGTTTGGCACAGAAAATTGACTATTAGTGTTGTCGATGTTAGTTCCGTTCTTGCGGAACCAGACACTTGTGTCCTGAATTTGTACGTTGGCGTTTAAAAACTGTGCGCTGAATTGCAGGTTAAAGATTCCAGAAAATCCGGCCACCAACTGGGAGTTGTTAGACAGCGATACCCCGTTAGCAAAGTCCGTGGTGTTGTACGTCATCGCATACGCCGCCGTCGTGCTGGCGGCGGTTTGGTCTGCGGTGCTACTAAACGACCCGTAGGGAAACTCTTGGCTTGAGGCGGTCTGTGACGTTGGTATCAGGATGATCTTGCTGTCACCACCAATCCTAGCATCGGTAATTGTTGTGGTAGTTGCGCTACCTGTGGCGAGCGTAACCGTACCTGTGTTGTTGGTCTTGCCGTTCATAATGTTGTTGACCACCTCGGAAATTTCACGAGGCGACCCACCCTGATATGGTAAAACCCTAAAATTCATCTCACACCTGCTGGCACGATGTCGTAATCAATGCCAATTGCCGTTGTCCACGACCCAGACGGCTGAATTGACAGGCGGTGATAGCGGCCAGTCGTCCTAAATGCGGCTCTGCCTTCGCTATCGGCTGCGCTATAAGCGCTAAATGTCACGGCGTCTGCAAGGCGGTTACGGCTTGCGTAGGCTACAGATGCGCCACCATTGTCAACAAGCGGGCGGCTCATGTTCAGCATACTGTAGGAGCCGGGGATCTCAATATCGCCGGTGTTGATGGTTCCGGTGAGGTTTGCCCCAGAGAAGGTGACAATTTTTGCCCCATTCCCACCCACAAACTGCGACTTACCACCCGTCCAGATACGCGAATCAAGGCTAGAAGTCAGAGAATCTAGCGTTCCAAAGACGTCCAATGCCTCTAATGTGTAGGCCGGAGTAGCAGACTGGGATACAAAATCAGCCGTTGTTTCAGCGTGAGACCACCGCTGGATCTCAAAGTTGTAAATCATCAGGCTGTCTACGTTTCCGTTGCTGCCAGATGACGGATAAGCCCAAATAATCAGATTTTTGATCGGATCGACCGTAGCCGACATTTTATACGAGTAAGCCTCGTCGAGATCGCCGAAGAAATATCGGTCAACTTTCTCTGTACCGATTCCCACCACTTGAGTACCGTTGCACGCATAGAAGCCATCGTCCCCTAAAAAGTAGGTCACGCCCTGATACTGAACAACAGAGTTCGGCTCAAAGCATCCCAGGTTACGCGAAATGTTGTCAAACTGAAAAATTGCTGGAGTTCCAACGTAAGACATCCGGAAGATGGATTTTTCCATCAACACAAGGCCAAACTCACCACCAGTAATTGCTTGGACAGCGCCGCCGTCAGGGATCACCTGAAAGTCAGCTTGGTTGGTAGCGGTTGGGGTCCATTCTGCCTCATTGTTGATAGCAGACCATTGGACCTTTTGTGAATCTGTAGAGCTCGTGTAGCCGGTGACCACAAAATCTCGAACCACGGTGACGTATCGTGCGGTCGGAGCGGCAGCATCTAAATCTGCCCAAGCAGTAGATGTGCCCAGCAACCAGTATTGGAGAATCTCATCGCCATTGGCGGCAATCAGCACATCACCAAACTGTGTAAAGCGCCACTTTTGTTCGGTTGGGGTTGTGTACCCGCCAGCCTTGGAAACATTGTCCAAAGACAAATCGGTAGAGTCGAGCTTAAATAACTTGGTTTCGCCACCAGCAAATACTTCTGTTGCGCCGGTAGACGGGTTTCTGCCAGCCACCACGTTGTTGATGTTCTCCGATGCGGCCTGCGAGTAATCAACAGGCGAGCGCATAGGCCCATATCCGACAGCCTGCGGCGACACATTTAGGGCTTCCTTGACCGTTCCCGTCAGTCCGGGCTGGTCTGGTAGCCATTCTCCGAAACTTACCCTGCTAGTTGCCATGTGTTGTTTCCAGCCGTATTCGTTGTCCAGGTGTTAGACCCTGCCGAGACAGGGGTCCAAGAGTTTGTTCCGATATTTGTGGGCGTCCAAGTATTTGGCCCCGCAGAAGTCGTTGTCCAAGTATTGGGTCCAGTCGTCACGTTGGTCCAATCCTCTCCGAGAATCTTGCCGATTACCGTTAGAGTGCCGCTTGCTGAGACAGTTGCCGTTGCTGCAAATGTAGCGTTTGCGTTTGCTACCAGAGTTCCTGATGCGGCTATATTTGCCTGCCCCGCTGCTGTGAAGTTTGCTTGAGCAGACACAGAAGCATTTGATTGTATTGTTGCTTGGGCTGTTCTCACCCGATCAGCCGCCGCGCTTATGGTTCCAGATGCAGAAATTAAGCCTTGGAACAGACGAACACGTTGCGGTGTTGCGCTGACTGTTGCGGTGCAAATAACCTGAATATCTGCTCCGGCAATAATTTCCGCTGCACAATTTACAGTTCCGCTTGCCGTGACACTAGCCGCACCGGCGGCGGTGTAATTGCCCGTTGCCGATACTGTTGCAAATGCGGTAATCGGGGCTTGACCGAACCTGATTAAATTACCGGCTCCGGTCATGGTTCCCGAGCTTGCAATCAGCGCCTCTCCGCTACGAATTGCAAAAGCCCCCGCCTGCATAGCCCCCTCTGCCACAACTAGGGCTTGGCCTGTAAGTTCTCTTTGGGCACTTGCAGCCATTGTCCCTGCGGCGGTAATACTTGCCGGGGCATCAAAGTAAATACAGGCGGTTCCCCAGACCTCTGAATCCATCGCAATGTTCAGAGAATCTAGGGTTCCAAATGCGTCCATCGCGTCTAGCGACCACGGGCCGCAGACTTTATCTACATACCACGTTGCATCCAACGGATACTGCGGCATCGAATCCAGCGTGCCGAGTTGATCCAGTTGTTCTAACGTGAGAGACATTAGGCAAGTGTGACGCTTAATGAGCCAGCAGCAATCTTAAAGATGTCGCCAGACTCAATGGTTTTGGAGGTTGTGAGATCTGTATAAAACAACAGGTTGCCAGAGGTGATTGCGTCTAACAGGCCAACGTGCGACACCGTACCCCAGGAGCCGGTTGCTTGAGCAAACTCAACCGCTGCGGAGTTGGTGCAAACGCCGTTGGAGGGCGCGTTAAAAGTTACATCCTTGCGGGCATAAGAATTCCCGGAGATTTCCGTTCCCGTGTTGCCTTCGCCCGGATCGGTGGTGTAAAGACCGACATAGACGGTCGTGGGGGATGTGTAAGACGTAGCGCGGAGAACGGCGTTTAGTAAGCCATTCTCCAAATAATTTGACATTTCAGACATGATTACCTCGACGTGACAGACATGGATAGGGGAACACCAGCAAACTCAGAATTCTGGTCAGAAGTGTTGATATTGACGATTGCGCGGTCATACAAAGATGACCACACCGCAATCCGGGCATCATTCATTAGGTACGGCTCAGACTCCAGAAGCGAGGCATAGAGCAACGCATCAGGGTAGTTTGCCAAGAACTCGTTAGAGGCTACCGAATCCGACAGGGCTACGGGCTTGAAGTAATACAGCAGTTCTACCGTGTAGGCTTTGTCAGGGATTGGCGCGAGGTCAAACTCTTGCCCGAGCAGGGTGTAAAAGCCTGGCTTGCCAGACTCTTCTGCTTGTGCGTTGCGGGTAAATGATGACGGTGATTCGTAATTCAGCGTGATGCGTGGGTTTCCGGCCAGATAGATGTCACGCATTTCCAAGAAGTCGGACGGGATCTCAACCGTGGAGTCCCCAGCAGTCGTGGTCGTTGTGACCGATTTCAGCAGTTTGCGGGTGCGAATCTCCCGAGCTAGACGGACTTCTGCCAGCGTGATGAAATCAGGAATCTGGCTGGTTAGGTCGCTGCGCCCAAGATAGTTCGCAACTGCCGTCTTTAGTGTAGAGTAACTCGTCAGAGCCATCGTTTTCCTTACTGGCTATATCG